AGCGGGGGAATACCTAACGCATTATTGGGCAAAGTCACCTTTGATGCTTCAAGCACCGGTCAACAAACCGTGACTTCTTTTTCATCAACGATTACATTAGAGGCGGGGACTACCTATTGCTTAGCATGGGTTCGTTCAACGGGTTCATCTACTGCGTTCAGGATTTGGAGTCTTCAAAATGGAAACGGGCCGTTAGGAGTCAATACGAGTATTGCCGATATTGATACAGTATTTGCAACCGATTTTGGCGGAACGAGTCAAGCATTACCGGCTTCACCAAGTGCTTCTGATTTTATTTCAGTCGGGAGAACATTACTCCCAATAGTAGGGTTGAGGTGGTCTTAATGGAACACGATAGAAAAACAGGGCCATATGAAATTGATTGGTATGTCGTCCGAGAAAAAAGAAACGAAGAATTGGCCGCTACTGATTGGCGCGCCGTCAAAGACCGAACCATGAGCCAAGCCTGGAAGGATTACCGCCAAGCCCTGCGAGATTTGCCTCAAACATATGAACATGCAAATGATGCCGCAGACAATTGGCCGAGCCCGCCGGAGTGATGGTATGCCCAAGCCAAAACCGGACAATATCGTTAGGCACGAACTAGTCTTAGGTCGGGCTGAAAGAGAATTGCTTGATACTGCTACTACTGCATATACCGCGAATAAAGTGCTTTCACCGTTTGCGACTTTACTATCTTCAACGGCCGGATTACTATTAGTGGCCGGGCTTGGTTTAGCATACCTCGAAAGATATCTACCCGAAAATTGGCCGGACATGACCGACAGTCAATTGGCTGATTGGTTCGAAACTGAAAATCTTGTTGTCGGCGGTATTGGTGCAGCCGGAGGGGGCATACTTGGCGCGTTAGTAGGCGGGCCATGGGGCGCAGGAATTGGCGCGGCGGGTGGTGGCATATTCGGCAGTACCATTCAAGAAGCAGCAGAAGAAGCCCAAGCCGGAGGGGTTCCAAAAGTGCTTTCTTACTCAACATTTGCACAAATATACGGTGCGGCTAGAAGGCTACAAGAACTGATTAACGAATTAGAAAAATGACCCTCGAATGGGGGGTAAACACCTCATTTGAACAATTTTCTAACGGTTTTCAATATAAAGGATTGAGACTTTTTCAATTCTTCACGTTCTCGGCAAACTTCGCTGTACCGCTTCATCAATTGTTCATGTGCTTTAATTCGCAAATCCAGTGTCCTGGCTAACTCTCCAGGCGGCGTGTCATACCAAATAATTGCCTTTGAAACGAATTGCGATTTTCGACCGCGCTTAATTTTTGAAACTATGTCGCTTGACTTAGGCCAAAGCGTAAACGAATGCAAGTTGTTTCTCACAGAAAACAACTCCCGCTGGCCTCACAGTCGAAGTCATCCGGTCCAAAGTCAAACCCAAAATCCTTCAGCGTTCTATCGTGATTAAACGCTTCAATTGAGCGACCGCCCCAAAGCCCTGCTTTGACCCCGTTTGCTCTAGCGTTGCGTTCCATCTCTAATGCTAGAGCAAACAATTCTGGCTCGTTTGCCTTTAGTGCGTTCCAATTTTTTGCGCCTTGATACATACACATGAAGCATCCAGATTTTGCAAATATTTGGTTTGGATAATGTTTCTTGAGCCAATCAATGCACGATTGACGGCTCATGTCCATCTCTAGTAATGGAAATACATTTTCCAAATATTGCACGCTGGACTCTCTTGCTCTGTGTCGTTCATCTGTTGTAATCCCTAACATTACCTGCGCTAATGGTTTGGTTTTGCTAGAATATAACTCTCTAATTAGCCTTCTAAATGGCAATATTTTCCAATTAAACGTACATCTTGGATTTCTAACCATCGGTATTCGATTATGCAAAGTATACCATTCATGCAACGGCATATATCCGTTAACGTGTTGATTTTCTGATTGATTGAAATGAGCATAGGCTGTATAGAATGCTATACCCGCTTTTTGCACTTCTTTGCTAACAAACTCAACCGTGTCATAGGTACCTGGCATTTCACTTCCTGGGTCACAAAATATGACTGCATCACATTCTATCTCTCCTTTAGCAGCCATAAGCGCAATCACAGACGATTGGACGCCTCCTCCGTAAGATAGGACTCGCTTCATTCGCGACCCACCAACCTATGTGTGCCACCAGCACCGCAAGTCATTCTCTGATATCTCTCAACGTCCTCAAACGTCGTTGCTTCACATTCTAATCCACATTTTCGACAAACTAACCTCATCTCATCCCCCCGCTGTATTACAACGGCAGGTTTGGGTTTAATTCGCTATATATTAGCGTTGCTCGGAACGAGCGACCCGCCAAACGCAAATCCTTGATTTGCGTTTGCTCTCGCAATAGAGCCTACGCTGGTTGTACTCCGACAACCCACATGAATAAGAAGATTATGCGGTGGAAGGCCCCCAGGACGACGATTAAGAACCGATGGCGGACCGATGGGGGCATGATGGAGACACTACTAATCGCGGGCGCGTGTGTAATCACTGTTTTTCTCGGTTTTTGGTTGCATTTGCGTTGGTCAATTCAATTTATTGCTGAACAATTTATGATACTTGATGAAAAAATTGCTCAAGCGTTGAAAAATACGATTGAAAACCTGCCAATTGGTGATGTTGAGCCGGTAAATCCTATGCAAATGATGCTAATGCAAATTATTCAAGACAATATGGCAAAGAATCCAGCCAAAATAGTTGGACGAGACGATAAAGGTCTATTTACCGCCAATGAACAAGACTGAGGTATGGCACGACGCAGAAAGAAACGAACACGACGCGGTCCGAAGATGTTTAGCGTGATTAACGCGATAGAATCTTACGCTTACGCTAACTTACTTACGACAGGTTTAGCCGGAAACTCTCCGGTTGGATTCATTACCGGCGGTTCTGATATTTCCGTCGGTTCAATGGCATATTCCGGCGGCACTGCTATGACTATTACAGGCGCAGAACAACTGACCCTTACAGAATTAATCACTAACCCTGGAATCGCATTCGCTGGAATGCAATCTAACTTTATGAATAACTATCAATCAATGGCCGTGCAGGCAATTGGTATCGGTATTGGGTTCAAGATGGCTAAGAAACTACTTCGCCGACCTATCTCAAACGTGAATCGCAACATCTTCAAGCCACTCGGAATAGGGGTGAAGTTGTAAGATGGCAACTAACACCGTAAACGGAGTGCTTGTTTGCTCAGATGGAACAAATATTCCATTGAAAGCAGAATTAGCCGAAGGCACAGAGTCAGATTTGACCACAGATACTACCTATACAGTATCGGCCCAAAACATCGGAGATTATGCACAAGGCAAAACCGTCACTTCAGGTTTAGTCACTTGTGATAACGGCGTTGCATACGCCTACATTCTCCGTCAAGGTCTAGTGGCTGCAATTATTCCTGTCGGATTGAAGGGGGTTGCGTTCGAGGCTTCCCAACTCTGCGCCCCCTTCACCCTGCAAGCCGGAGACAAATTGCGCGTAATGAACAATACCGCCGCAGACCGCGAAGCCGCACTGTGCGTTTACACTGCTTCAGGCGTATCTCGTATATTCGTAGTCACTCCATCGGGCGCGGCAACTAACGAACTTGTTGATTTACAAACTTCTAACTCAATTGGAGACACACTTCAAGGTCAAACTGTAATCAAGGCATTTTGCACCTCAGTTGATACAAACAAAATTGAGACTCCTGGCGCGGTTGTAGTTGACGCACTTGGAAACGTCGTAGGTTCTGTTCCAATGACTTCACCAGGCTTAATGCAACCTTTGTTTAATTCATACAGAATACCTGTAAACCTAAACTTCAAGGCACAATTCCTAACTAACAGTTGAGCGTGAAAAAATGCCGAAGATGACTAAGGCCGCAGGGCGCAGAAGACTCAAAGAAATTATGAGCAAGGCAAAACGCCTGTTTATGGTTGGATATATTTCAACCAAAGATTTGGAAACCTTTGAGCGAATCTGCAAAATGAGAGAAAAGCAACTGAAGTGAGAATATGCCGATTGAATCGCGGCCAGGATTTAGGCCACCGGGTTTTTCTCCTCCTCAAACGCCAATTCCGCCCGCTTACACACCGCCGCCGATTCAAGTTAAACCACCTACTTTGATACCAGTGTCGAATCAGCCAAAAATGGCTCAATTTCCAGATAACATAGTGGGTTATTTCATGTTATTATTGGGGTTATGATATGCCTTTACCAGCAGCAGAGACTAGAGAAGCCCGCGTCTATGCGTTGTTGAAGGGTCAAACCCTGGAAGCATTAACCGGACAATTAGCCGCAGGGGAGTTTGTGCCAGAAGTAGGCAACCCGATTAGTGTTGAATCTCTAAATGAAGACGAACTCAGAAGGTTGGTTTTGGTTAAATTAGCGGTCGAAAGTGTCCGTGCAGATTGGCAGGGGTTGTTGAATTAATGCCGTTGCCCGATGCAAAACCAGACCGTAGGATATACGAACTTCTGAAGACCACTGATCTCGAGAATCTAACCTTCTCAGACTTTCAAAAAGTCGCGCAAACCATCTATGCCGAGCAGGGGGCAGAGGATGAATTGCGCAGAATCGTTCTCGTTAACTTGGCCAGGCTAAGCGTAGCGGGTGAATGGACGGGATTAACGTCGGCTGGAGGGACTCCATTATTCAATTACCAAATACCCGACCCTCACGCTTTGACCGGAGGCACATATTACGCACAAATCCCTATGGCTACCCCATATGCTTCAAGCAATAGTGCGATTAGCCATGAAGTCCCCTGGGATTCACCATTTTATGTTCCGTTTGTATCTCCTAAAACGGGTTCGTTGGCTTCTATGACCGTTGATATCCAAACAGCGCAAAGCGGCCAAGACTTAGACGTGGGAATATACTCAGTCACTAGCGGGGGAATACCTAACGCATTATTGGGCAAAGTCACCTTTGATGCTTCAAGCACCGGTCAACAAACCGTGACTTCTTTTTCATCAACGATTACATTAGAGGCGGGGACTACCTATTGCTTA